TCGGAAGCTGCGCGATACTCAGCGCCGATACCTTTGTTGCCAAAATCTTTGATAAATACGGCGATCTGCTTTTTTGCTTCTTTGATGGTCATTGTCGTTCTCCTTTGTGATACGTCACAGCTAGCACCTGTGACGTGTCACTGCAAGAGCTAGTTTGGCATTCCTGAAAAAGATTTAGACTTCGACGTCTTCCAGCTCGCCCCAGTTCGGCCCCACGCCGCCCTCGACCAGCCTGTCTACCGGCGCTCCGGGGAAGATGTCAGAGTAACCGGCAACCATATCGGCCTTCATTTTCACCAGCGCCTCTTGGGCGTCCCTGTCGGCAGCCTCATCGATCAGGGCGTCGTGGATCGTGGACGCCATCCACACGTCTTTCCCTGCATCGCGCATGTCCAGAATGCTGTCGTGGTGCCGGACGATAGCGCGCGCCATCACCGACAGGGCAGCGCGCTGGACCGGGTAGTTGGCGCACTGGGTGGGGCTGAGACGCGAGGGCTTGCCCATGTAGATCGTGCCTCCGTCGATAACACGTAGGTAGCCGTCGTCGCGGGCCGCCTGCTGCATGGCCTCGTCACGCAGCGCAAATGCCTTGGGGTAGCGGCTGGCCCAGTAATTGATCAGATCCTGCGCGCGGTCCATGTTAGTCTTGAGCGTGGCGCTCAGGCCGAGAGACGATATGCCGTAGACGATGCCGAAGCTCACAGCCTTGGCGTTCTGGCGGATCTCCTTGTCTTCGGTAACCTTCTTGTCCAGACGCCTGCCCGACATGTAGCTGCCCATCTCCAAATGAACATCCCCATCGATCATGTCCTCCAGTAGCTGCTCGTCGCCGCTCAGGAGAGCAAGCACGCGCAGCTCAATGCCACTGTAGTCGAGGCTCACCAACTGCCGATCAGGCCCCGCTATGAAGCTCTGGCGTACGCTCAGGCGCTGACCGAAGAAGTCTCGGTCGCGGGGGATCTGCTGCAGGTTCGGGCCGGAAGAGCTGAAGCGGCCAGTCTTGGCTGCCGCGATGTTGTATCGCGCGTGGACGCGGAAGTCGGGGTCCAGCGTAGCCTTGGTGATCAGCGTGTCGCCGAAGGACGACACATACTTCGTGAGCGTCTTGTACTCAGACAGGAGCGTCAGGGCGTCTTGCATAGGAGTGTCAGCGAAGAGGGCCGCGCCAATGTTCTTCAAGTCTGCGTTGGCCGTAGACAGCAGCCCAGTCTTCTCAGTCTTCGGCCACGCGTCCAGATGCTCGTCGGTCAGGATAGAACAGAAAAAATCACTGAGTTGCGTGCCGCTGTTGATGTTGGCGACTTCGTCCGTGGTGATAAAATCACGGATCTGCTTGACGCGGTCATCTGCCAGATCACGCCAGTGATCGACTAGCAGGCGGTGCCGGTCTGGGTCGAGCGTCAGGCCGCTGCCCTCCATCTCTATCACCGGGGGTAGCATGTCGTTCAGCAAATTGAAGGCGCGCATGTGGTCGTCGTCCGCTCGGCCTCTCCAGAGCTGCCACAGCCGCCACGTCCACAGGGCGTCGTCGGCGGCGTAGTCGAGCTGCGACTTCGTCAGCTCCGCAGCGCCCCAGTCCGACGCCTGCTCGTCTTTGGGCATCTCGTGGTCAAAATCCCAGAGCAGCGCCTTGGCGAGGCTGAAGTGCCCGCCGCCCTCGACAGCCTTCCGCAGCAGTGCCACGTCAAAGCATGTGACAGGATCGTCTGTCGCGTCCATGAACCATCGCTGCTCGAAGCCCGCGTTGAACACGATCCACCGTGCGTCCGCAAACCAGTGCGCCACGCTCCTGAAGCCACCGAGGTGGTCAAAATCAACGACCCACCAGCCGTCGTCGTTACACACCTGCACGAGCCGAACGCGGCCCTCTTCAGGCACGAAGGCGGTCGTCTCGAAATCGAGCGCGGCCTCGCCCTCGCCGATGACGTCGAGCATGTCCTCCAGCTCGTCCAGCGTCGTCACCATCTGGTACATTTACAAATCCCCCCACTGCGGCTATCGTTGCCGCACTCTACTCTACTGTTGGATCAACTGCCCCCCGCCTAAAAAGCGGGGGGCCTTTTTTATTTTATGCGGCGCGGTGACGGCGGCGCTTCTTGGGAGCTTCAGGCTCCTCTTCTGGAGCTTCGAGCTGATCAGCCGGGGCGTACTTTCCCTCCAGCAGGTCGTCCATAGATCCGACTTCGGCGGCCATGTAGGCCGAGACCTCGTCCCTCGTCACCCATCCTTGAACCGAGATCACAGGCTTGCTGTTGACTTGACCTTGAGCCGTAAACTCCTCGACCGAGAGGCACACGACCGGTATCGACGGATCTCCAGCAGCCAACTGGTCAGCGATATCGGTGTTCAAGTCTGCAAAGACATTGAGGCCAGAGACGCTGTTGAGCGTGAACTTGATCATCTTTCCGTCTTCCGACAGCAGGCCAATACCGCGCAGGGGCTTCCACCCCTCGCCCGCATTCTCAATGTAGGGGCCGTGGTCTGCAAGGTCAGCGGGACGTACAGCGCCGGATAGGTCATACGCAGACCACTCGTGCTTGGCGACGGGGCGGCCACCCTTCCAGCAGGTCCAGCCCTCCACGGCGGCAAAAGGCTCGACGACAAACAAGTCGTCAGCAGCTACATCTGCCTTGTCTCTGCCGAGACTGTACGTGCCTTTCTTGCCGGAAAAAGACAGAAACTCAAAGTCTCCTCCTCCACCACCACTGCTGCTAGTGTCAGCGGATCTGCGTAGGGCCGCTGCCGCGTCTGCGTCGCTCATCTGTAGTGCGCCGCTCTGTGCAAATTTTGCTAATGCGCCTGCCATTTTAATCTCCATGATTGCAGTTGCTATTTGACCGTCAGCCGCTCGCTCGCGGCTCCGACGGTTTCGTAGGGGGATAAGTCTATCCCCGCCTTCTGGACAGCCTTCCTGTCCAAACTCTTGCGCCCCGCCACGGGGCTGATCTCTAGGTGCTTACCGGCGATGTCTACCGACGTCGTGCCTCTGGTCTTCAGCTCTGCTTTGATATTTTCGCTGGCTTTCTTGAGGTCTTCGTCTGCGGAGGCCTTGCGCTCTTTTGCTTCTGAGTAGGCGTCCACAAATGTCTCCAGCTTAGAGCCTCGGTTGGCTCGGCTGGTGTCAGTGGTCTCAGTGGTGGTCGTCTCCACGCCGCACACTGCGGTGTACGCGCAGTACCGGCACTCGTAGCCGTTCGTCTTCCCCTCCCTCGGCAGGCGTCCCGCAGACTTCGACCGCAGGATCTTCTGCGCGCGCGGCTTCAGATCATCCAAAATGTCAGGATTGTGATCGACCTCGAACTGCACACTATCGTCCCAGTTGGACGCGTCAGTGTAGACGATGACGCCATTCGTAAACGGCAGGTCCGGCAGTCCGAGCTGGCCTTTAATCAAGTTGACCAGCGCCATGCCGATCTGGAGCTGCGCGACGTGTTCTTTCTTTGGCAGCTTGGAGCGATTGGTGCGCGGATCAATCGACTTGAACTCAGTACCGATCAAGGCTGAGTTGGTGACCTGCACGCCGTCGGGTGTCGCCGAGATCATATGCTCATCTGAGAACACCTGCTCCTGCACGTCGCCAGCGAGCCGCAGATCTACACCTGCCGCCAGCAGGCACTCGACGACGTGACGCTCGACGCCCCGTCCACGGCGGGCAAAGCCCCAGCTCTGCGGTGCGCCCTCCTCCGGTCGGTGCTTTGAGTACCACTGACGACGGATGCAGCCGAGGGCCTCGGACGCATTCATGTACGCCCTCCTCTCGCCGTCGTCGAACTTGTCGTCGGCGGCGTCAATGATGTCGCCGCCGTGCTTGATCAGATCACTTAGCATCTGTGTGTGCCTTCCCAATGTTGTTGAATATCTGGTGCTGCCTGCGCTTCGTGTTGCTGATGTTGGACAGCGCCGCGTCCAGCTTGCTCTCGCTCTGCAGGACGTCTACGTGGACGTGCTTCTCCTGACCAAAGCGCCAAAGGCGCGCATAGAACTGGTCCATCACGGACGGTGACCAGTCCTCCTCCACGACGATGATCTGGTTGCCGCCCTGTTGTAGGTTCAGGCTGACGCCCATGGCGGCGATCTGCCCGATCAAGACATCGACGTTTCCAAGGTTCCACTCGGAGACAGTCGTCTCGCGGCTGCCCGCGCTCGTCCGGCCATCGATAACGGCTCGGGTACATCCTCCCAGCGCCGCGTACAGCTCATCGATCACGGCTGTGTGCCACGCGCCGACGAGAACTTTCTGGCCGCTCTCGACGCGGTCCTTGATCTCCTGAGCTGCGGCCTTGACTTTGGCGACACCGAGACGGCGGCGGACGGTCGCCAGCGCAGGCTCTTTCGCTTCCAGCTTCTGGCGCAGATCTGAGATAGACTGCCTCTCCAGTTCCTTGAGCATGGCCTTCAGCTCAGGATCTGCGTCGAGGCCAATGGTGTAGCTGTTTACAGTCAGCGGCGGCATGTCCTTGAAGACTTCGTCCAAGTCGAACCGGAGAGCGTGGCCCTCGCCGTAAATCCAATCGGCAAGCTCGTCGGTGTTTCTGTTACCGACCACCATTTGCACCGGAAAGCGAGCGCCCGCGAACTTGCGAGACTGTCGGACTGTGTACCGGAGCTGAAATCGCTCGGCTGTAGCCATGCTGCGCTCGACCATACCTTTACGGTCTGCGCGGCACAGGAAGGCAAACATATCGTCGTTCCAGCGCGTGATCGGGGTGCCGGTCAGCATCCAGCTATGCGCGGCCTGAGAGACGACGCCGCCGCGACCGAGGATGGCCTTGGTGCGCTTTGCCTTGGCACTCTTCAGTGCGTGGCTCTCGTCTGCGATGACGACGCCCTCTGCGACCCAGTCGCGCAGCTCCTCGGAGCGCTTCGCGGCAATGGCGTAGCTCACGACGAGTATCTGCTGGTCCACCTTGATCGATGTCTTGCCGGTCTTCAGGATGTCAGATACGTCAGCAGATACGTCGAGGTAGTCCCTCGTCTCCCGGAGCCACATTGGCAGGGCGATGGGCGGCGCGATGATCAGGACGCGGCGACGGTTTGGGCATGGCTTGGGCGCGGCAGGATCTGCGCGGGTGATTACCGGCCACTCAAAATCGTCCATGTCTCCGTCTACATAGTCAGTGAACGGCGTCTTCGTTGGACTTATAGTATTGAGTACGTCACCCAGATCTACTTTGTCCCAAACGCGCCGTACGGCCTCCAGACTGGTCAGCGTCTTGCCGGTTCCCATGCCTGCGAACAGGCCCGCAAACTTGCGGCTGGACAGGAAGGCAGCGCCTTGGATTTGGTGGGGGTATAGGTCGATCATTGCTTCGTTGCTCCATTGCGATTGCAGTCACCGTTCTACAAAACGTGACGTATATCGTCAACCAGAAAAGAGGGGTATTGACGTATGGTGCGAGGGTTGACCATAAAAGGAAGCCCCCGCTTCGGTCGGAAGCGGGGGCCTTGCACATACCCAGAGAGAGGAGAACTAGATGTACAATCAACACCTTATCGGCACTTGGGAGGAAAACCGAAGCAATGTCTGACACTATAATAAACGAAGCACTGCGAATAGTGCAAGAGTTTGGTTTGAAAGTATTTCCGTGCAGCGTGGACAAGAAGCCGCTCACGGCGTGGCGGGACGAGGCGACGTCTGATCCTGACAAGGTGAAGGAGCTGTTCAGTTACTCCTCTGCCGCCCTCGTCGGCGTCCCGGCTGGAGAGCTGAACGACCTCTTCGTCTTGGACCTCGATCTGTACAAGGCCGACGAGAGCGACATGGTCTTTGACTTTGCGGAGGAGCTGGACCGGCTGCCAGATGTGCGTGTCCACATGACGAAGAGCGGCGGCCTGCACTACCTGTTCCTAAATCCAAAGGGCCGCAAGTGGGCGCGCAATCCAATGGGATCTTGCGAGGGCATTGGCGAGGGCTTCTACTTCATCTGGCCGACGGAAGGCTCCGGCTACTCGGTCGAGACCGACGTGCCCATGAGCGATCTCGTTGAGCCAGACGACCACCTTCTGACGCAGAGAGAGCAGATCCGAGGCGCGACAACGACG